CAGAAGCACAGGTGAACTTTATGAAACTCCACAAGATATGTACATGATGATTGCGGCAACACTATTTGCAAACTATCCTAAGAAGTCTAGAATGAGTTATGTGAAAAAATATTATGATGCAATATCACAATTTAAAATAAACATACCAACTCCGGTAATGGCAGGAGTAAGAACTCCTATTAGACAATTTGCTTCTTGCGTTCTTGTAGATAGCGATGACACTTTACCAAGTATCTTTTCAAGCGATATGGCAATAGGTTTATATGTTGCCAGAAGAGCAGGTATAGGAATCAATGCAGGACGTATCAGAGGTATCAATAGTAAAATAAGAGGAGGGGAGGTCCAACACACAGGAGTCATTCCGTTCCTTAAAAAGTTCGAAAGCACTGTGAGATGTTGTACACAGAATGGTGTGCGTGGCGGTAATGCAACCGTTCACTTTCCAATATGGCACCAAGAGATAGAAGACATACTTGTTCTAAAAAATAATAAAGGAACTGAAGACAACAGAGTAAGACGTATGGACTATTCAATCCAAATGTCTAAATTGTTCTATGAAAGATTTATTAACGAAGAGGATATCACTTTATTCTCTCCACACTCAGTACCAGGATTATATGATGCCTTTGGTACAGACAAGTTTGACGCACTCTATAAGAAGTATGAAAAAGATAAGAGTATTCCTAAAAAGACTATCGCGGCACAAGAACTGTTCGCAGACTTGTTAAAAGAAAGAGCCGAGACTGGTAGAATCTATATAATGAACATAGACCATTCAAACAGTCATTCTAGTTTCAAAGACAAAGTATCTATGAGTAACTTATGTCAAGAGATTACATTACCTACAACACCTATCAAAGGCATAGATGATCCTGATGGAGAAATAGCACTTTGTATATTGTCAGCAATTAATGTTGGTGCGATAGGAAACTTAAATGAATTAGAAACTTTGTGTGATTTAAGTGTAAGAGCATTAGACGAAATTATAGAATTACAAGATTACCCTGTGAAAGCGGCAGAAGTATCTACTAAATCTAGACGTTCTTTAGGCATTGGATACATTGGGTTAGCACACTATCTCGCGAAGAACGGTGTTAAGTATTCAGATCCAAAGGCGTGGGAGTTAGTAGATAGACTTTCAGAAGCATTCCAATATTACTTGTTGAGAGCAAGTTGTGATATTGCAGAAGAAAAAGGCAAGTGTTCAGCATTTGATAAAACAAAATATGCAGATGGTTTACTTCCTATTGACCATTACAAAAAAGAAGTAGATGAAATTGTTGTACACAAACAGAGAATGGCTTGGGAGACTTTAAGAAAAGATATTTTAAAATACGGCTTAAGACATTCAACACTATCGGCTCAAATGCCCTCGGAAAGTTCTTCCGTTGTTAGTAACGAAACTAACGGTATAGAACCTCCAAGAGCACTCCTATCAATTAAAAAATCTAAAAAAGGTCCATTAAAACAAATAGTTCCAGGTTTTCCTAATTTAAAAAATGCATACACTTTGTTATGGGATATGGGATCCAATGAAGGATACATTAAGATTGTATCTGTAATGCAGAAATATTTTGATCAAGCAATATCAGGTAACTGGAGTTATAATCCATTGCAGTATGAAAACAACGAAGTACCATTATCAGTGATGGCGCAAGATATGTTGATGGCATACAAATACGGTTGGAAAACAAGTTATTATCAGAACACATATGACTTCAAAGGCGAGGAAGAAGATGTACAACCTTCGGGTATTGATGCTCCAGTGATTGGGAATAAATCCCATGTTAATGGAGAATATGTAAACGGTGAAGCACACGTCAACGGTGAACACATAAACGGCGAAGCAAAAGTAGAGCAACAACTTCAGGATTTGGAAGATGGAGAGTGTGAAGCCTGTACAATTTAAAGTTGACTTAATCCAAAAATTTGTTTATAATTGATAATTAATAGGTATGGCGAAAACAGTTTTTAATAGAAAAGATATAGACTTTACAAAAGAACCTATGTTCTTTGGTGCAGATCAAAACGTGCAGAGATACGATGTATTCAAGTATCCGCAGTTTGACAAACTAAACCAAACAATGTTAGGTTACTTTTGGAGACCTGAAGAAGTGTCTTTGCAAAAAGACAGGGCCGACTATGCAAGTTTCAGACCAGAACAAAAACACATATTCACATCTAACTTAAAATATCAAACACTATTAGACAGTGTGCAAGGTAGAGGACCATGTTTAAGTTTCCTACCATATGTTTCCAATCCTGAACTAGAAGGATGTATTGTTACTTGGGACTTCTTCGAAACAATTCATAGTAGAGCATACACGCACATCATGAAGAACGTGTATTCGGATCCTACTGAAGTATTCGACACAATATTAAATGATCAAGAAATTTTAAAAAGAGCGGTATCAGTCACAGAAAACTATGACAGGTTCAGCGAAATGGCACAGGACTACACAGTCAAAGGCAAAGGCGACATTGATGAATTGAAGAAGCAATTATATCTTGCAATGGTCAATGTTAATCTACTTGAAGGTTTAAGATTCTATGTATCATTTGCTTGTACATTTGCATTCGGTGAATTAAAACTTATGGAAGGTTCAGCAAAAATACTTTCATTGATCGCTAGAGATGAAGCAACACACTTGAACTTATCCACACACGTCATCAAAGCATGGCAAAAAGGTGATGACAAAGGCATGAGCAAAGTTATCAAAGGATTAGATAAGACCGTGATTGAAATGTTTAAGAAGTGTGTAGAAGAAGAAAAGGCTTGGGCAAAACATTTATTCAAAGACGGTTCAATTATTGGACTTAACGAAAGACTATTAGGCACTTATGTAGAATGGATTGCAAACAAAAGATTAAGAGCATTAGGTTTTGATCCATTATATGATGTTGGTGCTTCACAAAATCCTTTACCTTGGACGCAACACTGGCTATCATCAAAAGGTCTTCAAGTTGCTCCACAAGAAACTGAAGTTGAAAGTTATCTTATCGGTGGAATTAAACAGGACGTTAAAAAAGGACAGTTCAGCAAGTTTAAATTATAATGAATCAATACGAAGGCATGAATGGTTTGGAAGTTTTATATACCATTCTCTTTGTAGAATGGGACAAAGGTCTATGGGGCATTATACTTTTAGGTTTGATAGTGTTCGCAATCACAGTCATAACAGATAGATCATCTGATATCCAAAAATACATCAAGCACTATAATCAAGATGTTTGATTGACTTTACAGAAAAAATTAAGTATAATAAAACAAATAACGGAGATTTACTAGATGTCAACTATAACGGAAGAATCAACAATAGTTTGGAGTAAGATGATGTGTCCGCAGTGTACGGCGGCGAAGCAGTTGCTCAAACTAAATGAAATCACCTATGAAGAAAGAATGATAGGCGATGGATGGACAAAGGAACAATTATTAGAAGCAGTGCCAACGGCTAGAACTGTGCCACAAATTATATTGAAGGGCAAATTAATTGGTGGGTATGATCAATTAAGAGCACACTTCAATAAAGAGCAAGAGGAAAAAGATGTCAACAATTAATGAAGGCGACACTATATCAATAAAATTAATGAGCGGTGAAGAAGTAGTTGCTCGTTTAATAAAAGATACCGAAAGACATCTTATGATACAGAGACCTATGGCGATAGTGAATTTATCATCGGGTATAGGACTAGGTCCTTTCATGTTCACCACTCCTAAATTTGGAGAAATGCCAATTAATAAAGGCAACATTGTAACCTATGTAAAGACAGAAGTTGCATTTGCTAAAAAATATGCAGAAGGCACGACAGGACTAAAATTCACTTCTAAATGACCGATAAAATAATAGCCACGGATTGCGATGGTGTACTCTTCAAATGGGAACAGATGTTCGACAAATACATGGCTGTAAACGGATTCGAGAAAAAAGTTCAGGACCACTACGAATTACACATGAACTACCAGATGCCTGTGGCAGAAATGAAGGTATTGGTAAAGATATTCAATGAGAGTGCCTATATGAGGTACCTTGAACCTATGGATGGAGCAGTCGAAAATGTCAAAAAACTTGCTGATGAAGGATGGAAGTTTCACGTGATCACTTCTCAAACTGAGGATAAGATTGCCAATCAAGCACGGAAAGACAACTTGAATGATGTTTTTGGAGATGTGTTTCATGATTACACATTTTTGGATACAGGTGGAGATAAAATTGAAGCACTCAAAACTCTTGTGCCAGGAACTTGGTGGATAGAAGACAAACCAAAAAATGCATTTGATGGTGCCGTTTTAGGTTTGGCATCAATACTACTTGACCTTCCGCACAATTCAAGTTATACTATAAACAAACAAATGAATTTCCAGAGAGCGAAAGACTGGAAACACATTTATGATATCATAAAGGAGAAACATTATGTCAACACATGATGAAATAAAAACAGCCTACGAAAGTTATGTTGCAGAGCAAGAAGCCTTCGAAACAAAAGGTGTTAAAGCGGCGGCGGCTAGAGCCAGAAAGGCTTTAGGAAACTTAGGCAAATTAAGTAAGACAAGAAGAAAAGAAATACAAGAGAAGAAAAACTCTATGTAATTATAAATTGGTTGCTTGGCACCCGTCAAGCAACCAAACTTATCCCATTTTGATAAATAATTATTGATATTATATCACTTAAGGAAAAAAGATAAAATATGGAAAAAGGTAAGGTAAAATGGTTCAACTCCGCTAAAGGTTTTGGATTTATAACACCAGACATAGAGGGCAAAGACGTATTCCTTCATATATCAGCACTCAAAGCCGCAAACATTAAAGAAGTAATGGACGGTGATGTGATTGAGTATGAACTGAAAGAATTCAGAGGAAGACAAGTTGCTTCAGACATCAAAATCACAAAAAACTTTAATCAATAATCATTGACATTATAATCTTAATATGCTATGTTTAATACATGGCAGTTAAAGTTACAAAAAATAAAATGGTTATCACAGACTTCCAACACTATTGGAAAAGTAAAACTGACCATGGACATGAGTTTACATTTGCACATGGTAAGGATTTTATGAAATCCAAAACATTTACTATAGAAGTCAAACACTCAGACAAAGTTAGAAGTGCTGATGGTAGATGGTCACCAATCAAGTCTTGACAAACACAAATTAATCTGTTTAAATACATTGTAGACGTTGAAGTGTGAGGAATAAACATTTAGGACGTCGGGGCAGTACCGACCACCTCCACCAAAATCAGTCACGCAAAACACATCGTCACTTTGTGTTTTACGGGGGTGATATAGGTTCGACTAGTGTATAAAAGCACATGGAGTTTACCAGTAAGATCTCTGTAAAAGGTCATTCATAAATGCAAACGCATTTAAACCAGAAGTGACAGTTCCAGTCAGCATATTTGCTGATGCGGAATTGGTTGCCGCTTAATAACCGGCCACTTGGCGGAGAAGACTAGCCGGGCAACAGAAATAGTCAGGTGTGGGAGTTTCGGCTCCCACACGCATTAACACATCTTATAACTTATCTTTGCATTAAACTTCACACAATAACAATCTAAATATTAATGTGATTGGAGGAGATTATGGTGCGATTCAGTAGAACACAGTCTTCTAAAAAATTATGGAAAAAGTGGAAAAAGAAGGCTCCCAAAGTGCCTGATATAACTTGTCCTATTATTGATGATGTCATCAGTAGAATAGAAAAGCATCAACAGAAAGACAAAGTTATGTCGCAGTACCAATGGGACATAATTCAAAGACGAATGGAACAACTCCGAACTGACAATGAACTATTAAGAGAGAGTGGAATTTATTGGTATAATATCTGTAAAGATCACCTCAAAGATATAAAGGATTAAATAATTTTATGTGGAAAGTAATTATAATTGTATGCACACTTGGAAATCCATGTGTTGTTATGGAAGAAGATCCAGTTAAGTTTTATTCAACTAAAAGCGAGTGCATGGCAAACGCATCTGTAAAGACTAGTGATATTACCACATCCTTTAAAGATTACGGTTTTCATATAACAAGTGCAAATTTTGATTGCGAACAGGACAACAATAGCATATAAAACCCAATAAAATAGCGACTTTTTAGTGCTTGACCCAACAGCCAAAATCATATATAATATAGGTATGAAAAGGGTACAAAAGTCTAAGGAGTCTGAGTCTACACCATCAGTTGGTGCAAGAGTCAAGTCTTTCTTAATTAAAACTTTCTTTATAGCATTGGTAATTGGTGTGGCTTTTGGAGCAGGCACATTCAAGCCTAATTTTATCGTTGTGAAACAGATACAACAAGAAGAAGATAAAAAGATGGTTGCTCTTGCAAAAGAGTTCGGTTTACACGAACCTGATTTTACATTTAAAAACAACAAAGAATTTGTGTTGTCCATGAACAAGTGTATAGACTATCTAAATTGGACGACAGCATCAGACCAAAGAATACCAAGAGACATCATAGTTGCAATGGCTATTGTGGAGTCCGCATACGGTACAAGTAGATTTGCCACAGAAGGTAACGCACTATTTGGTGTTAGAACTTGGAGCAAAGATGTTCCGCAGATGAAACCTTTGGCTATACCTAACGCAAAATTTGGTGTAAAGAAATACAAAACAAAATGCCAAAGTGTTGCTGATGTAATAGACATATTGAATAGGCACCCAGCATACGAAGAATTCAGAATAGAAAGAACCAAGCAGTTCAAAGATGGTAAATTGGATTATACCAAATTAGTAGAAGGACTTAAGGCTTGGTCAACCAATGAAATGTACAGCCAAATTATATTGGCAAAAATAAAATCAATCAACTCAGTTGACAAATAATTAAATATAACGTAATATCAAACTATGGGGTTTATACAATTGAAATTACCTAAGAGATTAAAATTGAAACTGCCTAATACATCTTCTTTGCGTAAGGCTAGGGAGGAGTATAGACAGTGGTTGAAAGAGAGAGGTTTGGACAAACTGAAACCTCGTAAGAGCACTGGCACATTTAAGTTCGATCCGGGAGAAGAAAGAACAGGTGTCCCGTTAGGCAACAAGATTCCTGTGAGTGGCGGTAAGAAGAAGGAACCTATGTTCTATTCTGGTAAAAGGAAACTTGTAGGTATTGCGACAATGCACAAGAGCAATCAAGTTCCTGTGTTCGCAGATGACGATGATGTAGCAGGTAGAAAGGCGGCAACTGAAATTACTTTGATGAAGGGTAATAAATGAACCTATTAAGGTTAGCAATATTTGTATGTGGAATAGCAATTATAATTTTAAGCATAGTGATTTATCAACAACAACAAATGATCAATCAACTTCATATGGAGTGGATGAGCATAATGGAATTTTTAATAGAATGGTTAGAGGAGAAGGGAATTCAAATACCAGTGATGGAGACAACGGAGGCGTAGATGAAGACGTTTGGAACTGGTATTGTTATGAATGTAGATGGCGTGGTGCTCCACAAGATCTCAAACAAGATAACGACTCAGAAGAAGGCTGGGTGTGTCCAAAGTGTGGCAGTGAACACATAGAAGACAGAGGATGGCATAGAGGTAACGAAAAATGGACTTAGAACATGGTTTACTTTTGTTTTTTATAGGAATACCTTTTTCAGTGCTAGTACTGACAGGTATCATAAAATTTATAGGTATGACAGAAAAACAAAAAAATGAAGATGAAGATTCCGAAGATATCAATAGATTTAAACTTTGATTGGTTAAAGAAGGCAAAGTTAGTAGAACTTAATGACATAGACATTAGTTCGGATCCGGTTAGACCTGATCTACCTGTATCATGGAGAACAAACCATGGCAGGAAGATGTTTGGTCTCTATTACGGAAAAGACTTGATGGCTGTGATGTGTTTCGCATACACCAACGAAGTGCCAAAGACTTTATATGAATTAGACAAGTTAAGTGAAGTTGCACATCTAGAAAGTGTGCATAGGGTAGGGCAACAAGGTAAGATTGCAGTTGCATATACGGTATGGAGTCTTAAAAAGGGTGGCGGAAGAATGATTGTCAATGAAGTTCACAAGATGATTAAAGATTCTAGTCATTTAACAAGATTGGTCACACTATCTCCATTAACGCAGATGGCTGAGAAATTCCATTTAAGGAATGGTGCCAAACTATTACAGAAGAATTTGTGGAGTCAAAACTTCGAATATTCATTCGATAAGTAATTTTTTTGGTAATATTACCAAAATAGTTCAACAAACACGCCAAAAATAAAAAACCAAATTACTTGACTATTTTTCCAAAATCTACTATAATGTACACTTACAGAGGAGGCTTATGAAAAGGCACTTAAACATAATAATGGTATTAGCACTGGCATTTGTGTTATCCGCTTGTTCGGGTAGAATGGTAAACTTGCCAACTGAAAATACTAAAGCGAAGAAAGTACCTAATTGGTATTTGAAGCACCAAGACACAGGTAAAGAAGGAGTATTGTTTAAAGGTTACTATTATGCAGTAGCAGTAGCAGTATCTCCAGATATGGAAATGTCTATGAAAAAGGCAGTTCTTAAAGCAAAGGCGAAGATCACTGACAGAATAAATGGTGAGATGAACAACAAAACATCTATCATCTATACTGAAAAAGGTGCTCCAGAGTCTATGACAGGTGTTGTTGAATCTAACGATACTATTGTTAATATGATTAAACAGACAGTTCTTA